GGTATCCGTTCTGCTGAAGTGTCATGGCGTTGATTTTACGGTGACTCTTCGACAGTGAAAAGAAAAAAGGCCGCAGAGCGGCCATAAACACAAACAAAAATCAACAAGTTAGATAATTATCAAAGACTTACAGACACACAACAACACAGCCAACCACAACAAATAACAGAGATGTGGTCAATTTGTGGATCATCAGCCAACAAATTTAGCAACAAATACAGCAACCGCCGCCGTGAAAATGGTTGTGCATACTGGCACAATAATGCCACTCCAACGCCACTTCGTATTATCATCAACCTTGTCAAACCGCCGATTCATCTCATCCATAATCTTGTCAAAGCGTTTATCCATCGCTTCGGTAAGCTCACCCTTCAGGCTGTTAATGTCTGATTTGAGCTGCTCTTTCAGGTGAGCTGTATCAGATTTAAGCTCACCTTTCAGATTCGCAATATCGCATTTAAGATCACCTTTCAGATGAGCAATGTCTGCTTTGAGCTCACCTTTCACCTCACCAACATCGGCTTTGGTTGAGAGATTTGTAGTGCGTTCAGCAAGCGTCGCAAGGTCGTTTCTTGTTAGCGATAAATCACCTTCGAGCCGCTCAATTCGCCTTTCAAGTTTATCTGACATTCCGCCTCCACTATCACCGCCTCCCCCATCGAAAGAGTTGCCAATGTCCTCACGAATAAGGGTTATGCCATGCTCACTTTTAGCATATGCCACTCAGATTCCCTCCCAAACTATATATCCTTTGTCTCTTGCCCAACAAACAACTGTGTGGGCTGTATATGTGGATGTGAAGCCGCAATAAGAACATGACACTTCATACCGAGTATTGTAGATGTTAATGGGCTCGTTCTCCTTGTGTATGGGAGTGACATATTCCCAATCATTTGAATCATCATAATCATCAAGTTCAGGGTCTGTGCCGTGAACAACCGTATGTGGAATAAACAAATCTGGGCGCCCACACGAGAGACAAGAGGTTCTGGCTCCTCTATCTTTGAGGAATTGAATAAATAATTTGGGCGAAATCTGTTGCAGAACCTGCAAATGCCCACGTTCATTATCATTAAGAGACCTGTCTGCATATGGAAAATCATCAAATTTAAGAGGCTTCATATAAGGCATCTCCAAGGGGATTAAATCTCACCGCATCCTGCAGGTAATCCGGCGCAAGATGGGCATAAATCATCGTTGTCTGAATCTTTGCGTGCCCCAAAATTTTCTGGAGGGTCAGAATATTGCCGCCGTTCATCATGAAATGACTGGCGAAGGTGTGGCGCAGCGCATGAACAGCCTGGCCGTCAGGAACATCAGGTGCGACCGTTTTGATGACATCGCGAACCAATGGATAATCCAGCGTCGGAAACACCAGTTTCCCGCCCCGTTTTTTGATCTTTTCAAACAGGCTTTCAGAAATAGGAACGGTACGGTTTTTGCTGTTCTTCGTTTTTGAAAAAGTGATTCGACAATGAAGAACACGGCGCTGCTCCAGTGCCGCTACCTCGCCCCATCGCGCCCCGGTCGACAGAAGGATTTCGACAGCCAGCCGTTCATCGGGATTTTCAGCCAGTGCATCCAGCAACTGAACACATTCAGACTTACTCAGATATCCCATTTCGCGCTCGTTAACCTTCATTCCTTTAAGGCCTTGAACGGGGTTATCGTTAAGAAAATGGCCGGATGAGATGAGTGCGGTAAACATCGCGCTTAACGCCCCAATCTCTCGATTAATGGTGCTGGGCTGTATCCCCTGCTCTATCCTGGACACACGTAGCTCGGTGAGCATCGTTGTATTAAGTTTATGCACACACGGGTCATCCATTGCCTCACTCAAGCGCAGCAATTTAAGGCGCGTGTTATGCCCTGACTTCATTAGCTGACCGTGGTATTTCCACCACAAGTCAATAAGCACTGACAGCGGACGGCGATCAATGGAGTTTCCTTTCCACTCATTGTTATGCTGTTGCGCCAGCACCCACCGCTCATATAAAACTGCATCCGATTTCGTTTTAAATTTTTTGCGAATGCGTTTGCCTTTACGCCCCTCAGGGCGCATGTCAAGAAGATACCCTCCCGGAATTGATTTTATGCTCATTCGTGAAACCCCAGCGTTACAAGACCACCATGCCCCCAGCGCTCCATGATTAGCCGGGCTGTGTGCCAGTCTTGCGGGGTTTTTGAGAAGACGATGTGTTTTCTGGCCCATCAGGGGAGAGAGAGGGACTGATCTGCCCAGCAGCCTCATTTGTTTTTCCTGTCATAAGCCAATTCATGTACTTAAAAAAGCGAGGGTGATTAACAATCTTGATAAGCACTTCGCCCCCTATGTTTTCAATCCGCCCCGTTTCATAACGACGCAAAGTGCCGATAGGCACATCAATCAGGCCGCAAAATTCTTCGCGCGTTAAATCCTCTGATTCACGAATCACTCTAATTTTTTCACCGATAAGCATTGACAGTGTTCCTATAAGTACACTAAGCTTGCGCACAAGGTGTACTTATAAGTACACCAGGTCACAAACAACCACAGATAGCGCAGGTTATCACACATGGCAAAAGTCCTGAACACACACGAACAGGCAGACTTTGAGCGTTTAGCAGCGTTCTATCCCTACCGCGATGAGCATGGGTTACCAGTACTTGAAGAAAGCCTGAAAGATTACGCAAAGCGTACCAACCAAGCTGTTAACACAGTGAAAAGACAGGCTGACAGAGGTTCAATTCCCATCAACCAAGATGAAAAGAACTCAAGACGCACAGTAAATCTCTTCGCTCTTTTCCTGAAAACAATCAGGAGCGCAGAGAAATACGTGCAGATGACAAAATAACGAGGTGTCATTTTATGCTGAAGCAACGCCGTAATTTTCGTACCGGAACAGAACGCCACGCTAACCATTTCGCTACCAACGCATCACGCAGCAACATCCGCTACAGCCTGAGCGAGACGCACGCAACACCTGATGGCCACACAGTAAAACAAATTGGCGAACACACCTGGCTAATTGAAAAAGCTGGAATCGTGGTTCACAGATGCCCACGCAATCCGTTTACCGGAAACCGCATTTTTGCACTAAGCAGCGGCGATAATCAGTTCGGACAGGATTTCACATTATACGAAGCACTTCGCACGGTTGATCGTCTGCTTCGCGGGCAAAGTTTTATTAAACAGACTGATTTATAACAGGTGCGTTATGATCAAAGAGCATGCACAAGGTGTATTTATCCGTTTTATTGATTTTCGCGGTGAACTGTTATTGCGCGCATCAGCTATTGATGGAGTTGTCCCATCAGAAAAAAATGCAGCTACTTACGTTTATCTGAACGGCACGCGCCTGACCGTAGAACTTCCGTACCAGACTGTACACGGAATCATTAGCGAAGCTGAAAAAGCACGTAAGATTAATGGCGATGAACCCTATATCGAAATTATTTGTATGGATTCAGAAGCTGAAATTCAGAAAGCAGATTAAAGGGCGTTGCGATGGGCAAAGAATATAAAACTCTCATTAACAAAGCACTTGAGCGTTTTTATTTTCGCTTAAGTGCATCAGGTGCTCATGCTGAACGTGCAGCCCGTGACTCATTGACCAGGGCAATCCGGAGTCTGTATGACGTGGCTTTTTACGCTGATGATCTGGATGCACTTAACGAACTTTCCGAGCTGATCTGTGCCGCAGAATGCGGGGAGCATATTGAACCGTATAAGCTGGGGAATATTGCATGAGTATATTTATCTCATGGCTTGTTCTGATTATTTCGGTGGTCTGCGCCATTGGGATTATCCAAATTATTCATTCAGTAAAAAAGATTGAACGCTTTTTCACTGGCGAATAACAGCACAAATAAAAACCCTAGGTTAAATAAGAAAATGTAAAAACAATCCGCATTCGCGGAGGTATTCGCACACGCCCAGGAGGCGTAATGGCAATTAAGCATTTTCCTGTCGTTCGTTTCACTTCCAGAGGACGTGAATACGAAGTCGACGAACGCCTGATTACCACAATCGACAAACACCGCTCAGAAAAGGATGCACACCACATCTATCTCACTGACGGTACTTACTTCTGCGCCACTAATGTGGCGCGGGTGAATCTTATCCGACAGGTACAGGATCCACGTAAATGAGCAGGAGAAGAATCACTCGCAGACATCACCGCACACACCTGAATTCCTCAGCAACGCTAAAGGCACTTATTCAAAGCGAGATCGGTGATTTCTTCGCGGGAGTTGGCTCACCAGGTGAACCAGAAACACCAGAAGCGATGCAGCGTGAGCTCATGATACGCATAGATAACACTTTTGATTTCTTCTACAGCATGCACGGAATTAAACAGAAATGAACCTCAAGCCAGCAATAACTACTCGTAGAACGCCAATTTCTGTAACCGACCGCTTCTGAGTTTTTTGGCAGGAAGCCTTCGCACATCCTTAGTAGAGAGAATTGCAGCATGATTGACGCTCATGACTTCACAAGATGGGTGCGCACACAGGACACCCGTCTGGCTCCCGTTCTCCAGGGATTATTTGATCTTTACATCCGTGGTCGTGACAACAGAGCACGCACTACAAAACCGGAGAATGTGGATACCCTTTATTTCACAGTAGACGACTGCTACCGCGTGGACTTCACACCACACGGACTGGCGTTGCACTGCCTGACACCGCACGGCGAATCACTGCTGGCGTATTACGACTCCCCGGCCTCCGTATTTGCGGCAATGCTGGCGCATCGCACTGCTGGCGGGTGTGCCTCGCTGAGTGAATACACCGCTGAATTTAACCGCCTTTCCACCATCTTCTTGCAGGAGTGGCAGCGCGTGACGGGATACCAGCCATGAGTGAGTTTGCATGGAGCTGGAATGAACCACGACCAGCCATTGATCCGGCCAGATTTACGGAGCGCAGGCAGGAAACTGAAACCGACCTGCAACGCGCCATCCGTTACTACCTTGAGGTGGACAAAAGGGCACAGGAAGAACAGGAAGCGAAGGAAGAAGCCTTTTTCGCACAATCTGCCATGGGTAAAAAACTCATGGCATCCCTTGAGGAAGCCGGACAGCGTGAAAAGCTGGCACAGAGCATCATCAGTAAGCGCCGGGCAACAGAACAAGACCCGGTAGCCCGTGCCTTTTCCACACTAAAGGCACTACCTGTTTATCTGCGTGAACCACTGAGCCGCCACCTCTCTTTCCTGCGCAAAAAACAGGAAGCCGATCGCCAGAAAGGCAAAAAGAGCTGGCAGGCGGAACGCTATGCACGCGGAACCCTGCGCAAAATATTCGAACGTCTGGATCGCACTGACGGACGCTGGCTGACACCGGGTTATCGCTCCCTTGCCGGGCGCGAACGCCTGGACGATTTGCTTTACCTGCCGCAGCTCAACAAGCACCAGATACAGACGCTGGCCACCATGACGGCGGCGATGTTCAGCAGCACCTTCGAAACACTCTGCGATGGCTTTGGTGCCAGAGATGGCGAGCTGACCATGGATGTAATGTTGAAGGCTTACCGGATGCTGGCCCGTATCGCATTACGCCTGCACATTATGCCGCCACATTACGAAGCCCTGAACAAGAGCGATCCGGATACGGAACTGTTACCGGGCGCAATCCTCCGCCTGACCTGTGCGGACTGGTGGAAACGCAAACTGTGGCTGTTACGTTGCGAGTGGAGAGAAGAACAACTCCGCGCCGCCTGTCTGGTTTCCAGAAAAACATCACCCTATCTGAGCCAGGACGCGTTAAGCGAGTTTCGCGCACAGCGCGAGAAAACACGCGATTTCCTGAAAAGTTTCATGCTGGAAAATGAAGACGGGTTCACGATTGATCTCGAGACGGTGTATTACGCGGGAGTAAGTAACCCGGTTCACCGTAAGGCAGAAATGATGGCCACCATGAAGGGACTGGAACTTCTGGCCGAAGCCCGTGGCGACAAAGCGGTGTTTCTGACTGTCACCTGCCCGTCAAAATACCACGCTACAACAGAGAACGGTCATCCGAATCCCAAATGGAACGGGGCCACCATGCGCGACTCCAGCGATTACCTGGTTAACACGTTTTTTGCGGCGGTCCGCAAGAAACTGAACCGCGACGGTCTGCGCTGGTATGGCATCCGCACGGTGGAGCCTCATCATGACGGCACTGTGCACTGGCATATGATGGTCTTTGCTCATCCGGAAGAAATCGACAGCATCGTGGCCATCACCCGCGATATTGCCATTCAGGAAGACCGCCACGAACTGGGCAATGATATTACTCCGCGCTTTAAGGCGGAGTACGTCGACGGCTCAAAAGGCACGCCAACCAGCTATATCGCGACCTACATCGGAAAGAACCTGGACAGCCGCGCCGTGGATGGAATCGACCCGAAAACGGGCAAACCACGCGTTGACCACGAAACCGGAAAATCAATGGCCGAGAGCGTGGAGCGCGCCATCGGCTGGGCGCGCCTTCATCGGGTCCGCCAGTTCCAGTTCTTTGGCATCCCCTCCCGTCAGGTGTGGCGTGAACTGCGCCGCCTTGCCAGCCAGATGGCACGCACCCCGGAAGGCCCGCAACGGCTGAAGGATGACGCAATGGATGCGGTACTCGCTGCCGCCGATGCCGGGTGTTTTGCCTCCTACATTGAAAAACAGGGCGGAGTACTTGTTCCACGCAAAGACTACCTGATTCGCACCGCCTACGACCTCGCAGATGAACTGAACGATTACGGCGAGCAGAGTGTACAGATTTACGGGATCTGGTCGCCGCTCATCGGGGAGTCTTCCCGCGTGTGCACGCATCCGGATAACTGGAAGCTGGTAAGACGTAAACCGGAAGCGGAAGACAGCGCCCGCGAAAATGGTTTTGACCTTCAGGGCGGCCCTGCCGCCCCTTGGACTCGTGGCAATAACTGTCCCCGTGTACAGGAAACGGACAACAACGGGACAGAACAGCCGGAAGAACGGCCAGCACCGTGGCCGCAGCTCCCTGACGGCGTTGAAGTGAACGAATGGATGCGCTCACTGAAACGGCACGAACGCCGGGCGCTGATGCGTTCTCTTCGTGACAAACAGGCAAAAAACAGCAGTGATGAAATGCAGAGCTGGACACAGAGCCGCAAACAGCAGCGGCCTTTGCCTGATAACCACGAATTACTCGCTAAAGAATGGCGGGAGTCTGCTGAATCTCTCGGCCTGCATATCGGTGAACAGCAGATGCAGCACCTGTTACGGGGCGGCAGTCTGTACGTTGACGGCAGCATCATTGCACCGCAGGGATTTGAAATTGTACGCAAACCGAATACCCGACCGGACAGCCGGATCACGCAGCTCTGGCAGCGCCTGAGCCGTAACCACGGCGTAAGCAGCACGGAGATCCGCCATAACCCGGTCGCCAGCTATCTGGAACAGCTGGGGGCATCAGACCCCGAAGCCGCCGCACGCCTGGCATCCACACTTCAGCAAGACCAGAACACCATGAAAACACCCGTTACCGTGCTTTCTGACATGCTGCGCGCCATCCGCGACGCAGAGCACGCACAGAGAATCAGTGAAACCACTGAACGCGCCCGCCGCAAAGCAGACCTGCTGCGGGGTGGCCTGACCAGTGTAAACAAAAAACAGACAGAAACGGGATTCACAAATCCCGTAAATGAGCAAAAAACACGCCGCGATATATGAAGCGCGCATAAAACAGGCAAAAACGGGATTTCAGAATCCCGTAAACGATTAATTAATCAACATAAGGAAAAGCGACATGAAAATTTGTATCGATGACGGCTCCACCAACATCAAGCTGGCATGGACTGAGAACGGCGAACGCCGCAACGCCATCAGCCCGAACAGCTTCAAGTCGGAATGGTCTGCGCCGTTCGGTGGCACGCAACCCGCGAACTACATGCTTGATGGCGTGCGCTATGGTTTTGATCCGGTCAGCGATCGCTTTGTCCAGACGACCGACACGCAATACCAGTACAGCGATGTGAATGTCATTGCCATTCATCACGCGCTGGTCAAATCAGGCATCACACCACAGGAAGTGGATGTGGTTGTCACCCTGCCACTGAGCGAATATTTCGACACAAACGCACAGCCGGACATGGCCAACATCAACCGCAAAAAAGCAAACGTCATGCGCCCGGTGGCGTACCAGAACGGAAAAGCATTCACTATCCGTAACGTACGGGTTATGCCTGAATCCATTCCGGCTGGTTTTAAAGCACTGGCTGACATGAGTCCGTTTGAATCCCTGCTGATTGTGGATTTAGGCGGAACCACGCTGGATGTGGCAAAGGTTCAGGGACAACTGGCAGGTATCAGCCAGGTGTTTTGCGATCCACACGTAGGCGTTTCCCTGATGGCCGATGCCGTACTGTCGGTGATGGCCACTAACGGTATGCGTACCAGTCACCACATCGCCAATACCATTATCGAACATCGCCATGATGAAGCCTGGCTGCGCCAGCACATCCACAATGACGCGCATTACGACAGCCTGATGGCGGTTATTCGTGAAAAGGAAGAAACACTGAAACAACGCGTGATCCGCGCGCTGGCGGGTTTTTCGGGTTACGGGCGGGTGATGGTTGTCGGTGGAGGGGCGGAGATTGTGGCACCCGCTATCCGCGAAGCCTGCGGAGTTAATGCGACTTTCATCGCGGACGGGGTGCCACAGTTTGCTCTGGTTAATGGGCTGTACGCAATGGACAAGGAGTAAACCAATGACGACACCAACCAGACGGATAAGTTTCTATCTGAAGCCCGCCGCCGTCAAGAACGAAGGCGAAGCATGCGCCTGGCTGGACAGCCTTACACCAGAAGCCCGCAAAAGCGGCCAACGCGTGGCTTTTCTGGCCGGGCTGGCACTTCTGAAAATGAATCCGGCAGAGGCTTACCGACTGGCTGCATGGGCTGACGATGAAGCGTTATCCCTGACACAAACCAGGACAGAACGCCCCGTGTCACAGCCAGCACCAACCGCACAGATCACCAGTCAGATGGCCGGAAATATCCGGGCGTTATTTCCTGAATAACACAACGTCAGGGCGAGTTCGTCCTGATCTCCACCTCAGAACATAAACAAGGAGAACGACATAATGAGCGAAATCAACTATCAGGCATTACGTGAGGCGGCACAAAACTATCAATCGACGCTGGCGTGGTATGAGGCCATCACGGATAACCCAAATGCTGAGCAGGATTGTAGCGAAGCAGTGGCGGCGTTTAAGCGTCAAATCCGTCATCAGGAAATGGACATTATCGCCGAGCTGCTGGAAGAGCTGGAAACCAAAGACAACAGGATCGCTGAACTGGAAAAAATCGCCACTGACCATGCACTGAAATTCCAGAAAGCACAGGACGCATTAAAGTATGCCGCTTTGCTGCATAGCCGAACGGCGCAACAAACCAATAATTTTGCAGTATTGCTTCCGGACATAAGCGAATATTTCATTAATAACGTATTTCAGCCCTTGCGATACGAGCGGGATGTTGAAAGAGCCATCATAAAGGCTGGCGGAAAAGCATTGTGGCAGGAGAAGCACGAGGAAAGAACGCATCAGCTAAGTGATGTAAATAGTGGATGGTTATGCCCACTGACAGAAGGTAAAAAGAACACCTGATTTCCTCTCAAACCAAGGCGATAATCGCGCATCGCCCTGCTGCACAATAGTGCACAAATTTGCACAATTTTTTTGAACGACTTTTTGCCCTTCCAGCCCCCGTGGCGGCTGGATCCGTCAAGGATCCGTGCGTGCACAAAAAAACGCGTTTTTTCTGCGCGCAGGTGACGGGGGAACAGCCCGCGTTTCAGGGGGTAAATAGCATCCCCTGAACGATGTCGCAGCAACACAACAGAATGGCTGTATTTCTCACGCTGAGCGTGAAAAAAACGTGAGGGCTTTTGATTTGATGGGGTGAAAGGTAAGGCCGTCAAAATCGCACTGAGGCGGCGAGAACATGCAGTTAACGCGGTGGGATTGCGTAAGAATCTGACCGTCGATGATGGCAATAAGCAGGAAAGCGTCGTGAAATTATCTGACTGATACAGGAGCTGGAGAGTCGGGGCATAAATTTTTTATGCCCCGGCGAAGCAGCAGACAAGCGAAGCGCGTCAGGATGTGGGCTGGGTGTCCAGCAGTGCATAAGGGTTAAAGCGGATCACCTCTTCGCCAAGCCAGTCATTGATGTGCTTCATGGCCTCCATGACGGGCATCAGCTCGTTAATTGCGTAAACCCGCGCGGCCTTCTCCACATCACCAAACGCACTTTTTTCACCCGGCATCGCCCCCATCAGTTGCGGCGGGACACGGTGCGCAGCCAGCACATCATCACGGGATGCCGCCTTAACATTCATGAACTCATCCTTTGCGGTGATCTGCTGGAACGGCAAAATTTGCACCCCCTCTTTGCCCCCGTTGGGCGCATGAATGAGCACGTTTTTAAACGCACCACCACCACGTGCACCCTGTAACGTTTCTTTCAGGGAGTCCATGCTTTCGCGGTTTACCTGCGCTGCACCGATGTAGATGATGCACCCGGCGTGGGATCCGTTGTCGTAATACAGTTTTCTGAACATGTCCGCCGAATGAGACAGGCTGGCCGAGAGTAATGCGCCGAGATATTCCGGCATGCCGTAGATTTCCTGGTTAATATCCGGATTCATCAGGTGACACACTTTGCCGGGGCGAAACTGGAACGCGTCCTTGCCATCCTGCACATACCACCATGATTCAAGATCGCTTCCGCGTCGCATGTATTTCGCCAGGGCGTGCCGTAATTTAAGCGGTTCGCCGAGCATATTGCTTCGAAGCTCAAGGAATGCGTTACCGAACACAAACCAGTCCAGCGCCAGCGCCGAGAAATCCTGCCGGGAAAGCAGCGGGTGCGGGATGTAGCAACCGAGTAATACATTGCGCTTAAAGTAAAGCGCAGACTGATGCCAGGACGTTTGCCGGGCAGCTCTTGCCAGACCGTACCAGTCCACCGGGGTTTCATACCACCGCCCGTTATCAGCACAGTACATATTATCCAGCAGGTCATGCCCGGTCAGGCGATAAGGCCCATCAAATGTGAATGCACTGAGCGACGATTCATTCCTGAGCGCATCAGCGAGATCAATGCGTGAACTCATGCGCACTTTTTTATTTTTTCTGCTCATCAGAACTCCATAACCGTGAAACGCTCGTTTTCTCCTTCGCCGCCAATTGGTTCGTTAATGACAGCAAGCATGGTTGCCCACGCAAGGTCGCCGTGGCTGATCCCCCTCGCGCGGTCCGTTTCGTAAGTGATAAAGCCGCCCGGTGTTTTCACCTTACGCACGGCGTTAAAGGCTGCGACCAGTTCGCGTTCGGCGCGATCGTATTCCCACCGCCCGGCGCGCATTATTTGCAGCATTTTCAGTACCAGCGACCGTTTTGATGACAGCGTGAAGGTGTACGGAATAGCAGCAGGGAAAAACCGTTTCACTATCTGATAAACAGCCTCCCCGTTCCCACCTGTCACATCAATGCCGATGTGTTCCACGTTGTAGCGACACGTGAACTCTTCAATGACTCTGGCCTGTTCTTCAAACTCCAGCCCCTGAACGCGTCGCGTCTCCACCGTTCGAAAACGGCCACCAGGAACAGCCGGAGGGACCACCACGGACACCGCGCCGCTGTCGCCGTTGCCACTGCTGCCGTTTGCGTCATACCCAATCCATACCGGGCGATTCCCCATCGGGCGGGGAGCAAAAGGTTTCCAGTCTTTCCAGTCGTCGTATCCGTCAACACCGCAGCCAATCAGGATATTCAGGTTAAATGCCGATTCCCCTTCGCGGACAAACTCACACATATAGAGATTGAGGAACTCGTCTTCGGTGTTTTCATCACGAATTTCGTCGATATCGGTGTGTTTCCAGCCGTGATTAACCACATCTTCCAGCGTGACAATTTGCCGCCACGTCCGGTCAGGGCAGATAAGCCCGTTATGCAGCGTTTTCCAGTCCACAGAAAAACGCTGGCGTTTATGCGTGGCCTTTTTCTCGTTCCAGCGGTCGCCGTTCCAGTAGGCGTATGCCTCGTGCGTTTCGGTGGATGGCGTGGAGAAGTAGGTGCGCCGCAGTCCGCTGAGGGTTGCCATAGCGCCAGCCACCTTGCGCAGTTCAGCAAAGCGGCTGACCCAGAAAAATTCATCAAAATAAAAATTGCCAGTATAGGACTGTGCCGACGCAGCAGAAGTGCCGAGGAAATGCAGCTCTGCGCCGTTGGAGAGGATGATTTTATCACCCCCTTTCAGCTCCACATCAACTTCAGCCGCGGCCTTCTGAATAATGCTTTTAAACTGGAACGCCTGACGACGCGACGCAGACAAAAAAATCTGGTTACGCTGGTAAGGTTGCGCCACATCGTCACGCAGCGCCATCAACAGTGCTTCCTGTGCAAAATACCAGGTCGCCCCAATCTGTCGGGATTTCAGGATCATCCTGTTACGTATCCCGGCTTCCCTGCAAAGGGTCAGGGCGTCAAACCAGCCCCGCTGATGCCACTCCAGCCTGCTGATGATTTTTTCCCGCAGTGCGGCAATCTGTTCCGGCGTGAAATGATTTTTAAGTTTTTTCGCCCGGCTTTTCTTTCCTGTGGCCGTCGCATCCGGCTGGTCATTATGCAGTTTTTTAAGCTGCCGGGTCAGCAGGTCTATTTCCTTGAAGTCACCACCTGTTTTATTCTGTTTTTCAGTAAGCTGGATGAGGCGCGCATCGATGGACTGCGTGACACGCTGCACGGGTGGCGTTTCATCCCACTGATCGCGTTTTTTCCACGCATAAATCGTGTTCGGGTTTATTCCCATCAGACGTGATATTTCTGCGGGCGGATAACCCTGCCAGTAAAGTTGTCGCGCACGCTGGCGCACAAAAGCGTCCTGAATCATTGCTCCCCCTGAGTAATTACAGGAAGATTACCCGCGCGCGAAACCGTTCTCCTTACCCCCCTGTTCTGGCTGTTTTCTTACAACAAAAGCCCTTTGTATCAGCCTGTTACGCTTTGCCATCATGACTGAAGAACCAGTCAGAGGGGCAAAAACTATGGCTAATGAAAAAAAGACATCCCGCAAAAAGTTTCGCGTGGCTGTCTCCGGATCAACTGTTGATGGACGCGAAATCAGCCCGGTACATCTGCGTGAAGCCGCCGAGAACTTCAACCCGGATGTTTACGCTGCCCGCGTGAACGTTGAGCACTATCTCTCGCCATGCCCGTCAAGCGAATTTTCCGCAATGGGCGATGTCACCGCACTGAGTACGGAAGATATTACGGAAGGCCCGCTGGCCGGACGTACTGCGTTGTATGCAGAAATCGAACCGACCGAGCGCATGAAGCAGCTTGTCGCTGACGGCAAGAAAATCTATTCCAGTATCGAACTGCACCCGCAGTTCTCCGTTAACGGGCGCGCCTATCTGGTCGGGCTGGCGATGACCGACACCCCGGCAAGCCTGGGCACTGAGCGCCTGAAATTCACGGCACAGCAACGTCAGGCAGTAATGACGTTCAACAGTGTCCAGGGTGAGGCACCGCTCATTTCCGAAGCCATCGAGTCTGAAATCATCGAAATGGCAGAACAACGCCAGGAAGAAGGCACCCAGTGGTTTAACCGCGTAATGGGGATTATTGGTCGTGGCCGCAAAGCGGATGACGCCAGTTTCTCCCGTATTCAGGAAGCGGTGGAAGGCGTCGCAACGTCACAGGCCGACATTATCGACCGTTTTAATGTGCTGGAAACCCGCCATCAGCAGGACCGCCAGAAAATCACGTCACTGACCACAGAGCTGGCAGCACTGAAGGAAAAACTGCGCACGCAGGACGGCGATCCGCAGAACCGCTTCACCGCAACGGGCGCAGCCTCCGACCAGCTGGCTGACTTCTGATAAGACAAAGGAGCAAATTTTTTATGAATCTGGTGATGTCAGATATTACCCGCAACAAGCTGGGTTGCTATATGGCGCAGCAGGCGTCGCTTAACAACATCCCCGTATCTGCACTGGTATCGCGATTTACCGTGGAACCCTCGGTGCAGCAGCGTTTTGAAAACGCAGTAAAGGAGAGCACTGAATTTACAAAAAAAATTAACGTGTTCGGTGTGACCGACCAGAAAGGCGAAAAAATCCTCCTGGACACCACCGGGCCGATTGCGCGCACGAATACCAGTTATGACGGCACAAAACGCCGTAACCCGAATAACGTGGTTGATCTGAAAAACCGCAAATACCAGTGCGAACAGGTGAACTACGACACGTTTATTTCGTATCCGCAGCTTGATGCCTGGGCGGCACACCCTGATTTTCAGTCCCGCGTCAGCACACAGATTGCCCGGCAGGTGGCGCTTGACCGCATCATGATCGGTTTCAACGGCACGTCTCACGCAGATGAGTCCAACTTCAGCACCAACAAGCTGCTTCAGGACGTTAACGTGGGATGGCTGGAGCACATCAGAACCGACGCCAGCGAGCGCGTAATGAATGACGTGACGCTGACCTCCCGCAACATGGACAACACCGTGGCGCACGCGGGTAAGTATGCGAACGCTGATGCACTGGTACAGGACGCGCGCTCATCCCTGCTGGATGAATGGCACAAGGAAGCTGACGACCTCGTGGTGATTATGGGGCGCAACCTGTTTAACTCGCTGCGTCTGCCCGTGCTGAACAGCATCAGCGGCCAGAATCCCAATGCGGAATTACTTGCCGGACAGCTCATCCTGTCATCGCGCGCCATTGGCGGACTGGATGTATTCCTTGCGCCGTTCTTCCCGGATTCAACGATGCTGATCACCTCGTTCAACAACCTGTCGATTTACTGGCAGAAAGGAACAATGCGTCGCCTGATGAAAGACGAGCCGGAATACAACCGCATCGCCACCTACCAGTCCATCAATGACGCTTATGTCGTTGAAGACTATGGCAAGTGCGCGATGGTCACTGGCCTGAAGTTCGCCGACAGCTAATCAACTCACGGCGGGCATCATGCCCGCCTGTAACGGAGAGAAAAAATGATTACTCCTGCACAGCAACACTGGCAGAACGTGATGGCACAGCGCGCAGGCCGGGCGAATGAAGGCGTGGACCACGCCGCGCGTACCGCGCATGAAGAGGTGCTGTATCGTCTGCGTCTGGCACAGGCCCGGCTTAAGGGCGTACAGGCCAGAAGCGCGAAAGCCGCCATCAAAAAAGAGTTGTTGCCGGACTTTTCCGGCTGGATTGAGGGAACGCTGGAGGCTGACGGCGGGCAGCAGGATGAAGTGATTGCCACGCTGATGGTGTGGGCGATTGACTGCGGCGATCTTCCGCTGGCGCTGCGTATTGGTGCATATGTGGTCCGTCACAACCTCATCATGCCGGATAACTTTGGCCGTACTGCTGCCACGGTACTGACCGAAGAAATCTGCAACCCGGTACTGACGCAGGCCGGGACGGATGCCGACGCGGATTTGTCCGCCTTTATCGAACCACTGGATACCCTCTGGGAGATTGTCACCGACCAGGACATGCCGGACGAAGTGCGCGCCAAATTATGCAAGGCGTGCGCCTTTGCCCGTCGTGGTCTGAGTGATGCGGACAGCATGGCCCTGTCACTGAAGCTGCTGCGCGAAGCAATGCACCTGAACCCGAACGCAGGTGTGAAACGCGAGATTGCAACCCTTTCCCGCGCCCTGAAAAAAGCCGATTCCGCAGCCGCACCAGAAGATGCCAGCACACCGCAGGCGCAGGACGAAAGCAGCAAAAGTAAAAAGACAACGCGGAAGCCTGCAACACGAAAAACCACCGCGACGCAGAAGGCGAAGCGCGGTTAACGACTGACCCCGTCAGCGGGCGGCGTGCGCGGTGTTCCGGTTTGACTCCGTGACCGTTTACACCGCGCACCCACCGCCCGATTTTTTTCAGGAGTGAACCCCATGAGTATGGTTGCCAGAACCAACCCCGGACCCGCAGAGGACGACATCACCGATACCGATGATGGTGATACCCGTATTTCAGCGGGTGCATTCTGGCCGGATATTGTGCTGCGTGAGCTGCGTCTGGCGATACGACTGCCGGGCCGTGTGACCACCTCCCGCCTGCTGCATACCGCCACCGGGGCCGTGGCACACGTTACCCGCGAGCTGGAAGCGTGGCAGCAGGAACAGCAGGCGGCTGGCCATCAGACGCTGGCCGATGTTCCGGCACCCGTAATTAACGGAGAAAGCGTCAATCTCTGGCACTGGCGCAATGCCGTTTATACCGCCACACGCGCCCTGATTCTGGAGCGTTACCGCGATGCGGACACAACGGATAAGGGCGACCGCCGCGCGGACGCACTGGCTATACAGACATCGGATTTGTGGCGCGATGTGAGCTGGGCCATCTCTGACATTCTGCGCCGCCCGCGAATCTTTGCGGAGTTGTGCTGATGAAAGTGAAGGCACTGGAAAGCGACACCGTGGATTCGCTCTGTTTCCGGTACTACGGCACGACGCAGGGCGTCACCGAAAAGGTGCTGGATGCAAACCCCGGACTCTGTCAGCAGGTATTTCTGGACGCCGGGCAGGAAGTGGAGATGCCGGAGCCGGAGAAGAAGAAACGAGAAATGATTCAGTTGTGGGGGGAGTAGCAGTGAGCACCATTCAAACAGGGATCACAGAGCAGGTTATTGCATGGCTCTTTGACCACCTGCCAACGGTGTATGCAGTAGGCGCGGCGGTCAGCATTTCCGCGCTGATGAGTCTTTATGACGGACGAACACTGGTTCAGACCGTAACGGGATCGCTGGCGTGCGGCGTTCTTGCCATGGCCGTGGCCGGGTCGTTGCGCTTCTTCGGTTTTCCTGAAGATGCCGTGACGTTTATCGGCGCATCAATCGGTTTTATGGGGGCAGAGAAAGCACGCGACAAGGTTATTGCTGCCTTTAATCGCAGGGTGAAGGAGAAGGACGAATGAGCAACACATTTAAATTCAGCAGCCGGAGCGAAAAGAATTTGCAGGGCGTAAATCCTGATCTGGTGAAAGTGACCAGACGGGCACTGGAAATTTCGGAAGTGGATTTTGGTATCACCGAAGGGTTGCGCAGCCGTTACCGCCAGAAGCAACTTGTGGCCACAGGTAAGAGCCAGACCATGAACAGCCGCCACCTTACGGGACATGCCGTGGATGTTGTGGCTTATATCGGCAGCCAGGTGTCATGGGAATGGCCGCTGTACGAAAAAATCGCAGCAGCATTCAGACAGGCCAGCCGGGAACTGAATATTCCGGTGGAATGGGGCGGCGACTGGAAGACCCTGAAAGACGGACCGCATTTTCAGTTACCACACGGAGCCTATCCGGCATGAAGCTCTGGCCCACGCTGGGCGTCGCTTTCCTTCTGATTGCCGCATGGGGAACATCCATGCGTCTGTCGTGGTCGCTGGGCCGGGAGAACGCCAGAAACGAAGCGCAGGCCAGCACCCTGAAAAGTACCGCCGACACCCTGAATATCATCAGCGCCGGGGTACAGGATATGCAGCAGGTGCTGGCGCAACTCCGCGTGGAAAATCAGCAACGCAATCAGGACGGAGAGGTAAGACGTGAACAGCTACGCAACGATATTGCAAAAGATGAATGCGCCCACGCTTTGCCTGACGCTCGTTTTACTGACAGGCTGCGCAGGCACGCAGAACGCGCCACTGCCAGCGCCGTCAGTCCGGCTTATACCGCAGACGCTGACCATACCGGTAACGCCTCCCCCCTTCCCTGATACTCCCACATGGGGAAATCTCGGTATATGGGGCGACCGCCTTCTGGATGCACTGGAAACCTGTAACGCGGATAAACGGGCCATTGAATTACTGGAACAGCGCAGGCTGCAACGACTGAACAACGAGGACAACAACCATGCTGAAAACTGATTCCCTGCGTGAAGCCATGACCCGTTCATGCCGATGGTGTCAGGCTAACCCGGAAAAATTCACCATTTTCGTGGAGAGCGGCAACATTGAAACGACCGGAGAAACGCCCTCGTTTGTTTACCGCTATCAGATGGTGATGTTTGTCATGGATTACGCCGGAGAGCTGGACGACCTCACGCTGCCGCTGCTGGCGTGGTTATCCGAAAATCAGCCACAGTTGTTGCTCAATCCGGAGCGTAATCAGGACATCAAATTTTCTGCCGTTATCAATGACGATGACAGCGCCGATCTCCTGTTTACGCTCCCCCTGCGGGAACGCGTTCGCATCACGCGCAGCAGTCAGGGCACACCGCAGGCAGAACACCTGCCGGAGCCAAAACCCCGTCTGCCCTCTTCCGAAGGCGACTGGTCGCATGTATTCCAGGATGTGACGTGGGGTGAAAGCGATGGATAAGGCATTCACCCGCGTGGATGAAACCTTTGAGGCTATCCGCGACAGCCTGAATCAGCAGGCCATCAATAACATCGCCAGAAAGCTGGCACAGGATTTACGCCGCGCCCAGCAGGCACGTATCCGGTCACAGAAAGCGCCGGACGGGACCGCATGGACACCACGCAGACGCCGCGTAACCCGGATACAGGAGCGCATTCGCTTTATCTGGAATAACGAAGCACGCACGCTGAAAAACTGGCATCACGACACGGGGAAATACGGGCGAACCATTACCGGGTGGGATGAGGATAAAAACAATATCCGCACGTTTTACCGGGATGACATCGACCGTTTTCTGGAAATACGCACCCGGCGCATCAACCAGGACAGCACAAAGCGCGTCCCCATGTTCGTAAAACTGCGCACCGCCCGCTACCTGAAAGCCCGTGCAGATGCTTCCGGTGTGACGGTGGGTTACAGCGGCGTGGCCGCACGTATTGCACGCGTTCATCAGTTCGGTGAGCGCGATCAGGTTGCGCCGGGCATTTTCACCGATTACCCGGTACGTGAGCTGTTGGGCATCAGTCAGGCAGATGAACGCCTGATTTATAACACGGTGCTGGGCCGGATTGCGGAGGCTGTACGGTGAGCGCAGAACTCATGCGACTGCTGAGCAATATCATCCGCACCGGGATCATCTCTGAAGTTGATGAGAAGTCCTGGCGCGTGCGCGTTCGCAGCGGCGAACTGGAAACAGGCTGGCTGCGCTGGAACACCACGCGCGCGGGATCCTTCAATGTGTGGCTGCCGCCATCACCAGGCGAACAGGTGGTAATTGCCTGCATTGGCGGCAACCCAGAAACCGCCATGATAATTGGCAGCCTGTGGAGTGATGCCAGTCCGGCCCCCGGCAAAAGCCTGAAAGAAATCGTGGTCAGCGCGCCGGATGGCGCGGTGTTCCGCTACGACGCGGACGCAGGCGCACTGAGCGCCAGCGGCATGAAAACAGCCAGCCTGCAGGCATCCGTCAGCGTGACACTGGACACGCCCGTCGTGGAATGCACAGACCTTCTGAGAACGGCGACGCTTGACGTCACAAAAGGGGGACAGATGAGCGGCAATATCACGCACAGCGGCGGCAACTTCACCTCAAACGGCATTACCGTACATACGCATAAACACGGTGGCGTGAAAGGCGGCAGCGATTCGACAGGAGGCCCGCAGTGACAACCCGCTACACAGGAATGAATCCGGACGGGACGGGAAACCTGAACGATACGGAGCACCTGAAACAGTCAGTCAGGGACATCCTGACCACCCCGCTGGCAAGCCGGGTTATGCGACGGGAATATGGCAGCCTTGTGCCTGATTTGATTGACGAACCCATGAATAACACAACTCGTCTGCAATGCATGAGTGCTGCCGTGATTGCGCTGACACGATGGGAACCCCGCATTGCCCTGGACGCCATCGACGTTGTCTGGAAGGCAGGAGGCCGCGCAGGGGTGACGCTGTCGGGCACTGTCATGCAGACCATGCAGAATGTTGAATTAACCATCACGCTGAGAGAGTAAATCGTGCCTGCTGTTGACCTTTCCCAGTTACCGGAACCCGCCATCATCGCGGAGCCTGATTTTGAGGCAATTCTGGCTGACACAAAGGCCATGATAATTGCGTCCTATCCTGCCGAACAGCGTGAAGCCGTCTCCGCCGCGCTGAAGCTGGAATCGGAACCCCTGAACGTTATCGCTCAAACCATGTCTTTTCGTGAAATGCTGTTACGCCAGCGGGTCAATGAGGGTGCACGCGCCTGCATGCTAAGCCACAGCGCCGGGACAGACCTGGACAACCTCGCGGGCAATATGAACACAAAGCGCCTGGTTATCACTCCGGCAACGGATACCACCGACGCAGTGATGGAAAGTGACACCTCGCTGAGACTACGGGCGCAACGGGCATATGACGGTCTGAGTGTTGCTGGCCCGTCAGGTGCATACGAGTATTTTGCACGCAGCGCCAGCGGTCTGGTACGCGATGCGCGGGCCATCAGCCCGTCTCCGGCCAACGTGACGGTTTCCATCCTGTCCACTGAGGGCGACGGCACAGCAACGGAGGCGTTGCTTAATACCGTTCGCGCCGTTCTGAATGCAGAGGATACCCGCCCGGTGGCCGACCGCCTGACCGTACAGAGTGCCAGAATCGTGACATGGCGGCTGAATGCAAAACTGTACTTTTACCCCGGCCCGGAATCCGAACCTATTCTGGCCGCGGCGGAATCGTCGTTCAGGAAGTGGCTGTCTGAGCAGGGGCTTATCGGTCAGGACGTGGCGTTGTCAGCCATTGCTGCCGCACTGCATGTGCACGGTGTGCAACGCGTGGAGATAATCGAACCCACACAAAATATGGCCATCAGCGACATACAGGCGGCGCGCTGTGAGTCATTCACCATCAGCGAAGGTGGGCGTAATGAGTAATTCACTGTTACCGCCATCAGCCAGCAATTTCATGCATTGTGCCGAAGCTGTCGGAACGCGCATTACAGACATTCCGGTAAACCTCAACACGCTGTGGTCGCCGGACACCTGCCCGGTGCATCTGCTGCCTTATCTCGCCTGGGCATTTTCCGTTGACCGCTGGGATCGCAACTGGCCGGAAGAGACAAAGCGACAGGTGATTCGTGATGCATGGCTGATACACCGACACAAAGGGACCATCAGCGCACTGCGCCGGGCCATTGAGCCGCTGGGATACCTCATTCGCGTGTCTGAGTGGTGGGAGTTCGGCGGAGAACCGGGAACATTTACTGTTGAAGTCGGCACGCTGGACAGTGGCGTGACGGAGGAAATGTATCTGGAAATGGAGCGGTTGATTGCTGATGCCCGCCCGGTCAGCCGCCACATGACAGGGCTGAATATCATTCAGGAGATTCAGGGAGATATTTTCGCGGCGGCAGCAACTTACGACGGCGAAGTCATTACCATTTATCCGGACGATTAAGCATGAGTACCACAACACGTAAATTTAAAACCGTTATCACCGATACGGGTGCCAAAAAATTAGCTCAGGCAGCCGCGCCAGATGGTAAGCCTGTCCGCCTGACTCATATGGCCGTGGGCGACGGTGGCGGTACATTGCCCACACCAGACAGTAAGCAGACCCGTCTGGTGCATGAGGTGTGGCGACATACTGTTAATCGCGTCATCCTGGACGCAACACATCAGAACCGCATTATTGCAGAGCTGGTTATTCCTCCAGAAACGGGCGGATTCTGGATCCGGGAAATTGGTGTGTTTGATGAGCACGGCGATTTAATCGCGGTGGGCAATACTGCCGAAAGTTACAAGCCAGCCGTTGCCGAAGGGTCCGGTCGTGCACAAACATTTCGCACCATTCTGACCGTATCCAGCACTGCCACTGTGGCGCTTACCGTGGATAACACCATGGTGATGGCCACAGTGGATTACGTGGATAACAAACTGAAAGAGCATGAACAGTCACGACGTCACCCGGATGCCTCGCTGACCGCAAAAGGCTTTGTTCAACTCAGTAGCGCCACTAACAGCGATTCTGAAACGCTGGCGGCAACGCCAAAAGCAGTTAAGGCCGCGTATGACCTGGCTAACGGGAAATACACCGCACAGGATGCAACGACAGCACAGAAAGGGATAGTTCAGCTCAGCAGCGCGACCAACAGCACATCTGAAATGCTGGCGGCAACGCCAAAGTCGGTAAAGGCAGCCTATGACCTTGCTAACGGGAAATATACCGCTCAGGACGCTACGACAGCACAAAAAGGAATTGTCCAGCTCAGTAGTGCAACCAACAGCGCATCTGAAACGCTTGCCGCGACACCGAAAGCAGTGAAAGCAGCTAATGATAATGCGAATGGTCGGGTACCTTCTGCCCGTAAGGTGAATGGTAAGGCGCTTTCAGCGGATATAACACTGACGCCGAAAGATATTGGTACGCTTAACTCAACAACAATGTCATTCAGCGGTGGTGCTGGTTGGTTCAAATTAGCAACGGTAACCATGCCACAGGCGAGTTCTGTTGTTTCAATTACGTTGATTGGTGGCGCGGGATTTAACGTGGGGTCACCTCAACAGGCAGGTATATCTGAACTTGTTTTGCGTGCAGGTAATGGTAATCCGAAGGGGATTACTGGTGCTTTATGGCAGCGCACATCGACAGGGTTTACAAATTTTGCCTGGGTCAATACATCTGGTGATACTTACGATATTTACGTTGCAATCGGAAATTATGCGACTGGTGTAAATATTCAATGGGATTATACCAGTAATGCCAGCGTGACTATTCATACGTCACCAGCATATTCTGCTAATAAGCCGGAAGGGTTAACGGACGGTACAGTTTATTCACTCTATACGCCATCAGAGCAGTTTTATCCGCCTGGCGCACCAATCCCGTGGCCATCAGATACCGTTCCGTCTGGTTATGCCCTGATGCAGGGGCAGACTTTTGACAAATCTGCTTACCCGAAACTTGCAGTTGCTTATCCGTCAGGCGTGATCCCTGATATGCGTGGCTGGACGATTAAGGGCAAGCCCGCCAGTGGTCGTGCCGTATTGTCTCAGGAACAGGACGGCATTAAATCGCACACCCACAGCGCCAGCGCATCCAGTACGGATTTGGGGACGAAAACCACATCGTCGTTTGATTACGGTACTAAAACGACCAGTTCATTTGATTACGGCACAAAAACCACAAATAGCGCAGGAGCTCATTCACACAATATACCTGTTGGTCACACTGGCGCGGGGAATGGTGTATCAGCCGGTTATAACGCTGCGTTAGGTACTGGTACCACGTCGAGCGCAGGAGGGCATGCTCACAATGTATATATCGGTGCCCATAACCACACTATCGGCATTGGTGCTCATGCCCATTCTGTCATTATTGGTCCCCACGGACACACCATCACCGTTAATGCTACGGGGAACGCAGAAAACACCGTAAAAAACATCGCATTTAACTATATTGTGAGGCTTGCATAATGACATTCAGAATGAGTGAACAATCACGGACCATAAAAATTTATAATCTGCTGGTCGGAACCAATGAATTTATTGGTGAAGGTGATGCATACATTCCACCTCATACAGGTCTGCCTGCAAATAGTACTGATATTGCTCCGCCAGATATTCCAGCTGGCTTCGTGGCTGTTTTCAACAGTGATGGGGCGTCCTGGCATCTCGTTGAAGATCATCGTGGTAAAACGGTTTATGACGTGGCTTCCGGCGACGCGTTATTTATTTCTGAACTCGGTCCGTTACCGGAAAATGTCACCTGGTTGTCGCCGGAAGGGGAATATCACAAGTGGAACGGCATAGCTTGGGTGAAGGATACGGAAGCAGAAAAAGTGTTCCGGATACGGGAGGCGGAAGAAACAAAAAACAGCCTCATGCAGGTAGCCAGTGAGCATATTTCGCCACTTCAAGATGCCGTAGATTTGAATATTGCAACAGAGGAAGAAACATCGTTACTGGTGGCATGGAAGAAGTATCGAGTGCTGCTGAACCGTGTTGATACATCAAGAGCACCGGATATTGAGTGGCCAGCTTCCCCAGTGGAATCAAGGAGTAAACAAGCATAAAGGCTTTCATTTCAAACCATTGTAGTCCAGTTTTTTGTATAGTACCCTGCTCATTACGGATGACATGTGTGATTTGGAATTTCAGGGTACCATTATGAATGTTATTTCATCGTTAAAACAGCTTAACAGACAGCGAAATATTAAAACAAAAAGATAAAGACGAAGGCCAGACTGGCATTTCTAAAAATGCGATACAGAAGGAAAACATCATTACAGCCGGATAGTTATAAAACAGTGTGCATTTTCATGCACATGCAAGCCATTGGTGACGGCATCGTTACCTCAGGGTTTATTAAACAACTTCAAAAATCCGGTATGGTGGTATATGTGATAGCACCTTCAAGAGTATCATTCCTCTTTACTGACATTGTTGGCGTGGATGCCTTTATATCTTACGAGAAAAATAAATTTAACGAACTAAAAGCAAAGATAAAAAAACTGAATGTAGATCTTGTTGTTGACTTCTCAAATTTTGATAACACAGCGATAACCAGATTGCAAACACTACATTTACTTAGACCTAAACACTCTATCTGTTTTAATCATCCTGCCGTAACTATTTTTGATACAAATATAATCGATAATCGTTCCATTCACACATCTGAAAGAATGAAAAAAGTTTTATCTTTACTAAAGATAAAAAATAATAATTATGCTGCAGCGCTTAATTTTGACAACAAAATATATGAACCAGCAAATATTTTTGCAAATGAATTCAGGAAAAAAAACAAAAATTAGTTATATTTAACCCTTATGGCTCTCAGAATAGCAGAACCTTATCTGATGAACAGATAAAAAAAGTACTAGCTTACCTTAATAACCTTAAGGGATATCACACAATAGTTTTTAATATGGGAAAACAGATTAATCACAATGGATTGGATAATGTGTCTCTATCTCCATTTTCTGATGCCGGATGTTCATTTGCATTGGTTCGCCATGCTGATTTTGTTATAACTGTAGATACTGCCATTGTACATTTAGCCAGTGCATTAAACATTAGACAATACTGTATATATAATAACAGAATGCATGAAGGAAAATTCGAAAATAATATTGTGTGGGGGCCAAACAGCAAATTAGCGACTCAACTCACCACATCCGAACATCTAAGGTCTGAAGGGGGCGACGATATGCATAAATTCGACATAATGATCTTAATTAATGCTATCAAACAAGATTTGACAAACGATATACCGAATTACCACTCGGATTTAGGTTGTAAAAATAGTTCCAGAAACCCAGAATTAGAAAGTAGCAATTCTTTATAAAGTAGAAACCTCAACAGTTTTATCAGGACCTACGATATATTATATAACAACAAGCCGCCCATTACCCAATATGAGGGTATTGGCGGCAATGTAAAATCAGAACAGTCCTTTAACTGAACTGGCCGCGCTGTTAAGAGATGATGTCACCTTATCTTTGAAGCCGGACAGCATATCGCTGAACGATGAGGATTGCAGGCGCTCCCGCAAATCCTCATCACAGCGTTCAAGGGTCAGTGAAAATTCTATCTTTTTCGCCTTACCGTAGCGATCAAACTCGGAACGGGTCGTATTCGTTCCGGTCAGGACATACATGCCGTAAATCTGCCCGACACCATCAATCAAAGGCCAGGGTCGTCCTGTATACGCCTGCGTGGTCAGCAGCGACAGCGACACTTCGCCACCTGTAATTTCAGGATAAAGCACACCAGAAAGCACGATGCGATCATCACCTGCACCGATATACTGCCAGCTTGCTGAACGGTTAACGCGTTCATTTTTCACATGCCGCCAGCTTTTGTTTTGCTGTAACTGCTGATGCGGCAGCGTGCGCAGCTCAAAAACAAACATGCCGTAGATCATCATCATGGCCATGACTCCTCAATCTTTATCGTAAAAACTTCCACGCCCGGCACGGGCGCGCCGTTCCATTTCTGCCCTGATCATTTCACCGACCAGTTTCGCCAGTTCGCGGGGATTCTGCGTAACAACGTTATGCAGATGAACATGAATTTCACCACCAAATCCGGAGGCAACAGGCTCCCGGTTACGGAAAGTTGCAGGAACTGATGCCACTGGCGATCGTATGGCCTCCGCCACCGGGCGGGAGCTGGCCGCAACAACAGGGACCAGCGCCGGAGGCAGCGGAGCCGGAACTACGGGTGTGATATTAATTGCGGGGGCAGGCTTACTGACCTGCGCAATCTTCCGCTCCTGCCACTCCCCACGAACAGCAAGTGCGCGGGGCAGGTTCTTAAAGACAATATCGCCGGGGCCAATGCGTTTTTTCGTCTCATCAACCAGCTTACCTGTGTTATCAGCAATTTTGCTGAGTCTGCGTAGCGTCCCGGTATTGCTGTCTGTGAGCGGTTTGTTGTCTTTGGGCTTATCACCTCCGGTGCCATTGCCATTTTCCACAGGCTTCGGCGGATTGATTTTCGCCAGGTCCCCCTGAAGCAAGGCAACCTTGTCCTGAAGAATGGCCGCACGCTGTGCGTCTTCGATTTTCTTGCGCGCCCTTTCCGCTTCATCCGGAAGCACACCGAGCTTTTCAAGTATCCACGCCAGCGTATCCAGCAACATTTTTGCAGGTGTCAGAACAAGTTGTAACGCACCGCCAAGAACGTTACCGAATATCTCGCCAGTACTGGTACATTTATCCAGCGTTTCCTTGCTGGACTCCATCGGTGACAGCAGCGATTTAAACCAGTTAAACACCTGGCTGATCCCGCTTCCGATTGCGTCAAAAACAGGGCCAAACCGTTCAAAGGTTTCGCGCAACGGGGTCAGCCTTTCCATAATCCCGCTGAACACCCCGGCAAAAAATGCCCTGATGGGATCCCAGTATTTCCAGATAAGAACGGCAGCTCCGGCAAGCGCAGCCACGATAAGACCAACCGGACTGAACAGCGCCCCGATAGCGCCTCCCAGTAAAGAAACGGAACCCGTCACCATTCCCCACAGCGCAGGCAAAACCCTGACGACATTCATTGACCGGGTAAGAATGTCAAAACCAAGACGCAGGGTGGCCAGCTTCCCGTAAAGCACCCCAATAACCAGCGACAACGAGCCAATCGTTGCAGTCATTGCCAGCAACGCACCGCCTGCTATCAGTAGCTGGCGCGTCAGTACCGGATGGGCCTGCGCCAGCGAGGTGATTTTTTCAAGCACCCGCGTGAACCACTGCGTGACAAAACGCAGCGGACCGTCAACCAGATCACTGATGCGAATACGAAGACCTTCCCATGCGCTGTCGAGATTTTTCAGGTCCCCATCAAGATTATCGGCCATTACTTTTGCAACGCGATCGGCCTCTCCCCTTGCCCCCTGCAATTCTCTGGTCAGTTTTTGCAGCTCTCCTGAACCAGCCGCCGCAACAAGCGTCTGCAAACCAACGAACGCCTCTTCTCCGGCGATGTCCTTGAAGAAGGAGACCTGGTCCACCTGTCCGTATTTTTGTGTCGCCTTATAGAGATCAAGCAGCACATCCTCCATCGGGCGCATTTTGCCTCTGGCGTCAGCAACTGACACCCCAAGCTCTTTCAGCGCATCAGCCGCAGCTTTTGGCGGTGATGCAAGGCGGGACAGACTTGCGCGCATGGCCGTACCAGCATCGCTTCCACGAAGACCATTATTGGCAAGCATCCCGGCCATGGCTGCCGCTTCTTCAAGACTGATACCAAGTTTTGCGGCAACCGGACCGGTATACTTCATGGTTTCGCCCAGCGCGCGTAAATCAGTATTGGTCCGGGTGAATGCCGCTGTCAGCGTATCGCCAACCCGGTCCATTTGATCGGCTGTCAGGTTGAACTGTGTGAGGATATTGGAGCCTATATCAGCCGTCTCGCCGAGTTCGACGCCACCTGCCAGCGCCATATTAAGAACACCGGGCAATGCGGCCTGAATGGCCTGCGGAGTAAAACCAGCCATTGCCAGAAAGCTCTGCCCACTGGCGGCATCACTCGCAGTAAACTGTGTTTCAGAGCCAAGTTTTAACGCCTGCTCACGCAGCGCCTTAAACTGCGGGCTGTTTTTGTCGATTCGCGTCAGTGCCTGAACGCGGGACATCTCTTTGCCGAACCCGATCGCAGGCTGCAAAAAACGCCCGGCAGCATAGCCGCCCGCCGCTGCCGCACCAATTGCCAGCGCACCACCTGTTTTCAGTTTTCCCGCTGTTTCCTGCGCGCGCGAATACCGCTCACGCGCCCACGTTACACGCGCAAGCGCCTGCCGTTCGCGTTCAAGCTGGTTGTTGTACTGTTCGGTGCGTCTGATGGCCTGCTGGATGGTGTTATCGCTGCCTGTCAGGGAAATGCCGTGGCGTTTCAGCTCTCCGCCAAGCTCCCGCATTTTCTGAATTTCCCGTGTGCGCGATTCATTCAGGCGTTCAAGCCGGGTGCTTAACTGCTGCATCAGCTTTTGTTGTTTTTCGCTGAGCACTGTACCCGTGCGTTGTAACTGATTAAGGGCGTTAAGCTGGCGTCGTGCTTTCAATATGCCAGCATCCGCTTTACTGACAGCGTCACGGGCGCGCTCAAATGAACGCGCCTGACGCTCGAGATTTTTGATCGCCCCCTGCGTTCGCTGGATGGAGTCACCAAGCTGCCCCATCAGGCGGCGGGCGTTTTCGGCAGGCCGGGTCAACCTGTCAACGGCGCTGAAAGCGACCCGGATATCAAGAGTCTTCATTATCTGCATTCCCGCTGCGAAGTGCCGCCCGCTCGCGCCAGCTAACCACTTCGCCGGGCGTCATCATGAAGATTTCGGCGGGCGACCAGTTAAAAATGGCGGCAATATCCGCCACCAGATCTTCGATGTGCTCAAAGCACACCAGGGTGATTACGCTGCCGTCTCCTGCACGCTCTTCGCGCCAGAGTCTGGCTCGCTCATAAAATTTACAGCCACAGCGCACAACTGAATAAAATCGCGTGACGACATTTTTTTAATCATCACTTCATCCAGTCGTGGCGAGGTCACGCGAGGCAACAGCGTGAACATGGTATCCGCTTTCAGATTCAGCACATCAGACAGCGACAGACCACGCAGGGATCCAGCCTGCTCAATAGCCCCGGTGATCTCCACATACGTGATTTTTTCGCCACCACGCTCAATTGGTCGGGTCAGTTTTACGCCACGTTCGACAGCCATATCCTCACCTGCCGTCACATCATCCGCCACGGTGTTATTCCGGGTTTCAGTATCGATGTCTTTCATCAGTTGTCTCCTTTTCAGTCAGAGGCGACGCACTGCGCCGCCTGCATATTATTTATCAGCCAAGCCCAAGCGCGGAACGGATACGGTCAGGCACAATGTCCTTGCCGTCCTTCCGGTAGATGTGGTTCAACAGGTCGATTTCCCACAGCGGGCGATCGTTAACGCTCAGCTTGTAGTAGGTGTTTTTGACAGCGTAAGTGTGTGATGTGGCTTCGCCCTGTTTGGCTTCCCCCATATCAATTTCCGTCACACGCCCGCGCATCTCGATTTCATACAGATCGCTTTCTGCATCGGTGTAGTATTCACCCGCAAAACGCAGCAGCGTGCCGTCAATCGTGCCGCCATATTTAAGGAACAGCGCACGAACAGCTCCCCCCATAACAAAACTCGCATCAAGCGCGGAGTCGTCCAGACCGAGATCAATACTTACCGCCCCCATCATGCCACCACCACGATAGCTGTCGGTTTTGCGCGTCAGTTTGGGCGGCGTGACGGATGTCACTTTACCCACTTCGTTTTCACCATCCACAAACAACGTAAAAAAGCGAAGATGTTTTGGTACAGCCATCAGACACCTCCCAGCACCGCAAATGCGGGACCAAAGAATTCATCAGTAAACGTCTGGTAAAGCTCCATGTCTTCCAGTGGCGGAACGGGCGTATATTTGTAGCGAATACGCACACGTCCCTGACGTAAATTCGTGGTGCCGTTATCCACCACGTCATACCAGCACTCCGCACCAATCAGTTTCCCGGCAGTAACCAGCGAATCCAGTTTTGCTCTGATGGCACTGATAACATCCTTCACGTTTGCAGGCGTCAGTGGACTGTCGATGGTTTCAAACTGCGCTTCCGCAATTGAATCAGCCAGCACCTGTGCGGTTCGGGTATACACCTCAAAGATGTAGGCGTTCGTTTCCGGTGTGCGGTTACCCCAGAAGCGGAACCCGTTGCGACGAATAATGGTCGTGATTTCTTTGTTGTTGAGGCTGTTGGCATCGCTGTCTTCGGCCTGCAACGACCAGAACACATGCCTCGACATCCCCAGCACATTTTTAACCGGAACGTTGGACAGTGATTTGTGCCATCCCTGTTCATGGTCAATGTACGCACGAAGGCCGCACGCATAGGCAGGCGCGGGGAACGTTTCGTTTTTGCCACTTTTCGGGTTGTAGGCGATGAAGTCCGGCCATAAGAGCATCACCTCACGTTCGTTGAATTTCTGGCGGTAGGTAATCGCCTCAGCCATCGTGTTACAGCCGTGACATGAGGCATACACAAACGCGCGCAGTTTACCTGCAATCACGCACAGGGATTTCGTTACCGCCTCCGTGTCCAGCTCCGGCGCGGCCAGAATACGCGGACGGTATCCGATGCTTTCATCCTGCTCTGCAACAAGCAGCGCATACATCCCCGTATAGCTGCCGTCATCCTCAGAACCACCGATAACCAGTTGATCCTGCGTCTTTCCGTCTTCTTCTTTGTGTTCAGCCACGCGAACGACGATCACCTTTGTGCTCACCTGGTCTGCGATGGCCTTAAGCGCACGATAAAGCGTCCCCGTTGTTCCGCATTTTCCCAGCACGTCATTGACGCGGGTCAGCAGTGTGGGCTTGTTCAGCGGGAACAGCTTCGCGTCCGCATCATCCGCCGTTGCCACGATACCGATAACGCTGGAATCAACATCGTTAATCGCTGTTACCAGGTCGGTATTTTCCGTAACACGGGCACCATGAAAACGAGTTTCACTCATAGCTTCAGCCCCTTGTATCCGTTAAATGATTCGGCAACAATCATCACCCACCACGCGCGTAATCTCACCCCTGCGCCGTTCTCCCGATTCGGCGACAACAAAAAGCAGTAACCCCTTCCGCACGCACATGCGACCATGCCGCACAGGGAGGGAACAGATGACCGATACCACCATGCAATTGCTCAGTCAGGGCACAGACCCCGTGAAAATGCCGGATTTGGATATTCTCGCGGGGGGTAAAACGCTGTCCGGCGTGGCAGAGCGCCTGATGAACCTGTCACTGACCGACAACCGGGGATTTGAAGCGGACCAGCTCACCATCACGCTGGATGATGCGGATGGTCAGTTGCAGCTACCGCCACGGGGCGCGCGCCTGACGGTTCTCATTGGCTGGAAAGGAGAACCGCTGACAGAAAAAGGCACTTACATTGTTGATGAAATCGCTCACGAAGGACCGCCGGACAGGCTGACTGTTTCAGCCAGAAGCGCAGATTTTCGGGATGAATTTAACGTTAAACGTGAGGTGTCCTGGCATGATGTGACCGTTGAGCGCGTGGTATCCGCCATCGCTCATCGGTACGGTCTGAAACCGCAAATCAGCGAAATGCTGATGGATATTGAAATCGACCACGCCGACCAGACCGAAGAAAGCGACATGTCCTTCCTTACACGCATGGCAGAAATGCTGGGCGCAATCACCACGGTAAAAAGCGGTAATCTGTTATTCATTATGCCCGGTGGTGGCGTGAACGCACAGGGCCAGCCGTTGCCATCGTTCGCCATCACACGCAGCAGCGGCGATCGCCATCAGTTCCGCATTGCTGACCGCGAGGCGTATACGGGGGTACGCGCTTACTGGCTTGATCTTAATTACGGGAAAAAGAAAAAAGTCAGCGTGAAACGCCGTAAACCGCCAAAACCGAAAAAAGAGAAAAGCAGCAGCCGTGAAGGTGATTATATGGAAGGCGCGGAAGGCAATGTGTTTGTGTTACGCAAGACTTATCAGAACGAGCAGGCAGCAAGACGCGCAGCGGCGGCAAAGTGGCAACAACTACAACGCGGAGCCGCATCATTCTCCATCACGCTGGCACGTGGACGAGCAGAACTCTACCCCGAAATGCATGGCACGGTAACAGGCTTTAAAAGTGAGATTGATAATCAGGACTGGATTATTGCGAAAGCCGAGCACACCATTGATAACAGCGGCTTTACCACGCAGCTTGAGCTTGAGGCAAAAATCCCGGAATGGATAGCGGAAACAGAGTGAGCAACTGGGATGCATTAGTTCAGACACGGGCTAGCATGCTTACGTACGGCACAGAAGCAAACCTAATTGGAGTTTTGCTCTGTGCCTTTCACCGATTGGCCAAGTGTAACCCGCCTTACACCAAGACGAATTATAATCGGCAACAATGTCAGTAGTTACTATAAATGTTTATAAACAAAGATTTATTTCTCCGAAGCTACAAGCACTACACTAAATCTCAGCAATCTTTTTTTTACTGTGCTGTTCTATTATCAACTCTGCTTCCGCTTGGTATTCATGAGCTAACTCTCGAAGAATTCGGGCAAATCGATGAAAGCCTAGAAGTTCCATTGCATCAGACTTAGTGTGATATTGTTGGGCCAACTCCAATTCCGGTTTACCTTCTGGGTCAACAATGTAGACACCACGCGAATTTATTATCGCATTCTTATAACCAGTACGCACTTTATCAAGTTCACGTCTATTCAAAAACTCGGCCAGTTCTGGAAGTATCCAATGCTCGTCATTTGCAGGGCTAAAAATTAATATGCTTCCAATTCTATGATAAGCAAAATCTAAATGGCCTGACTTTTCGCATTCTGTTTGGACAAAATCAAACCAGTTATTAAACGCATTGACATCAAACTTGCCTTCAGCATCAACACCCGGAATCTTTTTCCAATCATCAAGTAAATAGAGTGAGTTTTTGGCAATATTTATTTCACTTTCAGATAGTTCTTTACTTGCTTTTTGAAATTCTGATCGATACGCATATTGAATGACTTCACAAAAAAAACTGGGTTCACTTGCAAGTTTTTTCTCTAATACTTGAGGATGCAACGAATCATTAGCCCCCCTGTTAATTACAGGTAGGTATGCCCATTCAATCTTTACTAAGTCGTCATCTGAAACAGTGTTATCATTTTGAATATAATTCACAAGTTCATTAAATGAGTGAATATCAAATCGCTCAATATTTTCTGTGGTTCTAATTGATTGCAATAGAGCAAGCACAACCTTACTGCTATCAACTGAATTATCGATATGCAAAATTTTAGATAAACAATCTATTGCCATCAAGGGACGGTCTACTTTAATCAAGCAGTCTATAGCAAAATAAATTTCTTCCGTTGAATCACAGCTGTATGCATTAACAAGAGTATTTTTCCAATACTCGAAAGGAAAATCATCAAATGAAGCGTTTAATGCATCCCATGTTTCTTTTTTAAACGGTAACAAAAGAAAAAAAGCAATCTTTTCTTGAGCACTCCAGTCATTAATAACTGTCAACACCCATGATTTTCCTTCTCTGTAGTTTTTAGCCTGTACATAACCAGAAGCAAGAGAATTTTCCTTTTTAATATCACTAACAATAAGTTTTTTCAGTATATCTAAAGGAATTTCTAGATCTTCTGAGACCAGGCTACTACCAACAAACTCAGGCCTTTCAATAGATAGAGAGAATTCTAAGACTCCATCAATACCATTAATAGCATATATTTCGTATATTGATTGCCCTCGTTCTTTTGTCAACCTTTCTTCTTGGTCCCGCCAGTTTCCATTTTCATCAAATAGGAAGTAATTGTTTTGTGCAAAAAGTCGCTTGCTATAAAGCATAGGATTTTCGGGCTTCAAGACTGTAGAAACATCTTTGATTTTTTCATTTTGTTCTGGTTGCATTGCCCAATAAGCACCTGAGAATCTTTTGTTTTTGTTATAAACTTCTAAACATTTTTCCCACACCGCTAACTTCAATTCAGCACTATCTGTTTTTTTAGAAAAATCATACAATAGTTTAATTGCATCATCGAATTTAAATGGCGCTAATCTACCAATATTTTCAACTAAATCAACAAGTCTTAATGATGATTTACTTGCCAATTCAATTGTTAATTGAGTGTATATTTCAATCTGAGTACGGTACTCATCACCCGATGGCCTTTTATTAAAACCGTTAGGAATAAAGTTTCTAAAAGTTGGAATATGTGTGCCAGATGTTACTTGCGTGTTGTTGGGTAGCAACTGAACTAAAACACGCCATGCTGTATCGGGCCACTCCCTTGCCAATGCGTTGAAAGCAGCAATACGTCTATCTATATCAGCTGTAGTATGAGGAAGCCATGGTAACAATATGTTGATTATCGAGTTAAGTGGCCTGTTAGCCCAATTGCCACCAGGATCATGGCTATCCAGCTCCCCTAATATTACTAAAGAGCGAGATAAATAGTTAGGCGCCCAAGCTAATCCTTCAATAGCCCATAGCAGTCCTGTCATATAATTCCGACCTGAAATACCACCGATACCTTCCTGTGCAAAAAGTGAATCAAATGGCTTGTCTTGGTGAGATGCAGCATTTTCCACTTCGTCGATAAAACAGTCAGGAGCACTTTCCGCAAGCATAACTTGAATATCTTGCGTACTAGCCCATAATTGCCAGCTAGAAGCCGAAAAAACCTCTTTAACCACACTTGAGGCGCAATATTGCCCTTTATATTTTGAGCAATTAGTAAGTAACTCTTGCTTTGTTGCAACTAATGCCAACCCTTCGGATAGTCCTTTCCTTATTAATCGACTGTGTGGTAAAACCTTCCCATAAATTACTGCTGCATAACGCTCTTCAGGTGCCAGTTCAAATTGTGGGTCGATAGTTTTAAAAACGGATACAACAGTCGTCCGAAACAAATCCAAATGATCATCGAATAATCTTGACGATACCGTTTGAAATGATTGTATTCTATCTTTAAAACTCCAAGAACCTCTCTCATGAATCAAAGGACTATCTTGCATCCCTTCAATTATTCTTAATTTTCGAATCCAACTGTCATATGACTCGCCAATAAGGCTTGTAATTATATCAATATCACCATTATTTTTTTCATCCCAGCAACCGACTAAAACAGCAATCGCTAACTCAGTCGCATAATCAACATTATCACTATTGTATATAATTAAGTTACCAGCGACATTATGGCCTGTTCCGGTATGATTTTGACTAATTGAACTGCAGCTATGAATGTTATCCATAGACACTACCTCGTAATTTTATTTCCACCAATATTATCACCAGTGCCACTATGGTTTTGAATAATGACAGTTGCTGCATGAGGTTTTATAGACGAGAGTATTTTTTGAATTTCACTACTATCCAATAGTTTTCTTTCAATTGCTATTTTACTCATTTCATCGTTCAAAGACAGTTTTTCAAGCTCTTTAGCTAAAGCAGGGGCTACAGCCTCATCAACAACCCAATTTTTTAACTTTTCTTTTATTGAAGTTGCAGTAATCGAAACATGATGTTTAAGCATGTCATAAACTATGCCAGAAAGTATCGCCGAAGATAAAAAATCCATAACAATTTCCTTTAACGTAAGATATTTACTATCCAGATACATTTTAAATCGAAGAAAGAGCTTTTACCACGTATATTTATTGGCTAATAACATGATAACTCGACTATCTGCTATTCGCTTAAAACGAAGTGTTAGTTGGAATTATAGCCAGCACGACCTAGAATAACATCAGCACTGCGTTAAGGGAGGTCGCTATGTTCCGTTGCCCGCTTTGTGGCGCATCTGCCCGCATCCGTACCAGTCGTCCGGAAAATGATTCAAATACCGTGCGGCAAAAGTATTACCAGTGTAACAACCTGGAATGCGGTGTATGCTTCTCAACACTGGAAGCTTTCCATAAATTCACATCGAAACACGCCTCCGGCGTTCACTCTTCAGAAGGTATCCCGTGGCATGAGCTGCCAGCTTCACACAGGGGAAACAATCAGATGAGTTTGCCTTTACCTCAGGATTAACAGGCAGAATTGCCGGAGCAACAAAAAAGCGATAGATTACGCGCGGGTGCCTTTCGGCTGATGGTCGGAGGGAATACCCGAAGGCCAGATGTGGAAAGGCCCCGGAAAACATCTCTGTTTAACCGAGGCCCTAACCGCATTACCTTGACAAGTGAAAGGTTAGCGCCTCTCCGGAAAAGGAGCAAGTGCTATGTCGCAAAAATCGCTTACGGCCATCACGTTCTGCGTGACGGCAATCCTCATCATCTGGATGTTGCACGGTTCGCTGTGTGAAATACGGATGAGCTTCTGGGGAGCGGAGTTTGCGGCGTTCTTACAGTGTAAGCAGTAA